ATACTGCTTGTCGTCAATCTGCATGACAGGTATATCGGGTGTATCAGGTTTGCTCATCTTCAGCCTCTAGTAAGTCTTGTTTTAAATTATCGAGATTCCACTTATCCTTTTCGGATGCGGTGCCTTTCTCGATGTCGTATTCAAGTTCGCGTATCTCACGTTTTAAATTACGGATATGCTCTTTCAAATCCAGTGCGGAATGCTGGTCATGGGTCATCCAATGGGTGTCGGCAATCTCAAGCGCCTGTTGTGCGCCAACGAAACCACCACCCCCGGTAGCTAGTGCCGCTATGAGTGCGTAGACAGACATTTGTTTTTTAGATGTCTCAGCCACATTATAACTTCCGCAATATCTCCGCTTTAATCTCGTCCTGTTCGTTTGCGATGACCTGTACCAGCTTGTCATCGACATCAGAATTGGATCGCATAGCGGCCTTCTGAAGCGCCCCTATGAGTGCATTAAACACGCTGTCCAGTACCAAACCTATCAAAAATTTCTTCATAAGTATTGTTCCTCTATTTCAAGTTCAAATGGCGCACCACCCATTTCTATTTCCAGTTTTCGGCGCGCTTTTCGAGATGTAAGCACAGCACTTTGACCGTCCAGTTTATCTCTGCTGAGTCCCACAAGTATACATCCATCGACATCGGCGCGGAAACCCATAGATTCATCTCCGCACCAGTTACCATTATGGAGCAGTATATGCGTCCGTTCAGGGACATCTTCGACTTCGTAGCATTTTCCAAATCGGGGCGATAGTCGCATTGACACCGTGTAAACGCCAGCGGGGATACAGGACTTTCCTCTGGCGTTGCCACGGCTGGGTAACTCGCCTGTGAAAAGCACACCATGACTGTAAATAAGAATGCCAAAAGTGCCTTCATCGCCAGTCTCTGTCCGTATAAGTTTCATTCACCGTTTAAACGCTTTTGGAGTTCGCCAGCAGCCAGCAATTCATTGTTGGATTTGACCATCTCATTTCTGAATGACTCGATTGCGGCACCCGTTTGTCGCGTCTGCTGTGAGCCTTCAATCAGTAGCATGGGCATAAAAGCTATCGAGCAGCCCCACTGGTTCATTTCAGCCCCTGTTTGAGGGTTCAGGCCCATGACCTGAATATACCAGTCACAGTCATGCTTCATGCAATCATCACCAGTCAAGGGACACATCAATCTTTACTCGCTAAAATCAGGTCGATGTATTGTAACTGCATGTCGATACTGTGACTATGGCCCCCGCCGCCGCCTGTCGCCCCTGTAAGGGTAGACTGGTTGGCTGTGTTGGGTCTGTTAGCGCCACCATTGAGCCAAGCATCGGCGAAATTAGCAGTCATGGCAAGATAGCTATGGGTATGCGAGGGTATCTCAGCCTCAACCAGAGTATGCGCCTGCGTTGCGGTGTATCCAAACACCGTAGAAAAAGGAACAGAACCGCCAGCCACACCACCCGAGCCAGATACCACCCGCAAACCCTTGTTATTTTGGCTGGTTAATTTAGTCCATCCAGTAGGCGCATTGGCCTGATAAAACAGCAAGACCGTACCAGATGGGGCAAGCTGACGATTATCGACATAATCCTTGCGGGTCAGGTTCGCGGCATCAACAGGCGTTATGCCGTCAAGCTGGCCTGTCATGGTATCGCCAGTTTTAAGCACTCTCAGCAAATCGTTATTATCTACAAAATCCTTACGAACCAGATTGGATTCAAGGTTAGGTTCCACACCGTTTACACTGACGTTCCCATCAGCGTTAAAAGTTAACAGTGTCTCCACATCCCCAGCGTCATCATTACGCTGGATTTCAACCGTGCCAGTTGCGTCATTGTAAGTCACCGATCCGCGAAGAAAACCCGCACTGTCATACAGCCTTAATCGCGGCGTTCCACCAGCGGCAGAAGGTATCACATCGTATGCAGGCGAAGCACCTGACAGAAGCCTGAAGCGATGATTAACCCCATCGTATTCAAGATGTTTATTGCCCAGCGCAGCTAAAGCCATTACGCTTGTAGCTGATTTGTACCAGCCTAGTGACGGTTCCTGTACGAAAGAGATGCTGGGAGTGTTGGCGCTACCGTCTACAAATTCTAAAGGTGACAGCATGCCGCCCTGACCGTTGCGTGACAGCGAGTTCGTCATCTCGTTGCCCAGATCAGACATCGTACTATTCGCCCAGTCAGACTCTATCGTAGCGCCTGTGATAACCGGGTTGCCAGCGGGGAGCGTGTAGTTTCCTGAACTGTCTCTAGGCATCTAAATCACCAACTAATTGCATTTACTGTTGCGTTATTTGCGGCATCTCTGATGTCGTCTTCTTTGCCTTCCAGCTTGATATCAAGAGTTCTTTTGGTCGCTGCTAACCCGGCTAAAGTATTCTTCGCATCAGCAATCGTTAATTCCCGTATTTGGTCGGTAGCATCGAGTAACAAAGCAGTCGGTTCTCCGAGAAATTCTGCCAACTGAATTTCAGCAAGAATAAATCTACAGAATTCAGGGCCGTGCCACGTACCGTTTGCATCCGTTGTATCTGCGGTAGACTCCTGTGTTTTATCGTTCCGTATCTGTTCGCATTTAAGTATTCTTAAAGCGATCAAAGGCATTACGCTGAGAGGGTCTACAAAAGTAGTGCCGCCCTGATATACCCACTGTTCTTGTGGTTCGGGACTCTCACCCGTTATATCGACTATCTCAATGTTGGGCGCAAACTCAGGCACTGTGCCACTTTCGAAAATCCAGTGTGCGACCCCGTTTAAAACCTGTGCGTATCTCATATCACCACTCTATTATACAAATGCCGGATGATCCAGCGGCACCATTACCGGAATTGGCATATTGGCCTGTACCACCAGAACCATATCCAGCACCAGCACGATTACCAGAAGTTCTGTTTTGCGTGGTGGGGCTTAACAGGTTGCCGCCGCCAACACCAGTACCGTTAAAAGTACCAGAACCATACAGGTACATATTTCTGAAAGCACCCTGCGAAGCACCGGGGCCACCTTCTACACCGCCGCTACTTCCTCCATTAGTTGCAGCACCACCACCAGACATCGATATCGATGTGCCAAAGGACGATACGCCACCAGCCGCCGCAGCGCCACCGCCACCGCCGATTGTAACTGCTATATTAGCCCCCGGCGTTACGGCAACTACTTGTCGTAAAACAGCATTGCCACCGCCACCGCCGCCGCCACCGTACCATGAAGCACCACCAGAGCCACCGCCGCCGCCGCCGCCACACATCGATACCCATACTTCCGTAATTCCAGCAGGGACAGTGAAGGTTCCAGTAGCGGTAAAAGTCTGACCGCCGCCGCCTTTCGATGCTACGGCACTGTCTACATAATCTTTCCGGGTCAGGTTTGCAGCGGCAGTTGGTGTGATGCCGTTTAACTGCCCTGTCATGGTATCGCCAGACTTCGCTACCTTGGCATTAACAAGGTTATCGACGTAATCTTTCCGGGTCAGGTTAGCAGCCGCGCTTGGTGTAATGCCGTTTAACTGCCCTGTCATGGTGTCACCAGCCTTCAGGACACGGGTATTGGCGTTGTTATTGGCGTTAGTATCCCCTGTATCAACATAGTCTCTACGGGTCAAGTTTTCTGCCGCTACAGGCGAAATGCCGTTAAGCTGGCCTGTCATGGTATCGCCAGTTTTCAGGACACGGGTGTTAGCATTACTGTTCGCCGCATCTGCCGCTACTTGAGCCGCTTGCGCTTCCTGACTGTTGACCAAATCGGCTGCATCGACGTAATCTTTACGGGTTAAATCACCAGCCGAAACAGGTGTTATGCCGACTATCTGGCCTGTCATTGTGCTGCCTGAAAGCTGCACGTATCGAGCGTCTTCCTGATCAAAATTCGGTACTAACTGATACCAGAAAGTAGTCTCATCAGAATAGAGAATATAGTCGCCGGGATTAACAGCAGTCGGTGTTGGAGTCGAACTGCTACCGTCTGCCGGGACTAAAGTAAGCGTACCTGCAACCGATATAACATAGAAGCCGCCGCCAGCAGGAGTTGGGGGTAGCGTATTGCCGCTGGCATCCCAAGTGCCTAAAAATTCCAAGTTTGTTACGGGTAGTAAAGCAGCAGGTACAAGGCCACTGGAATTCAACGGGCAGTATCCGTCATTTGCCCCTTTCTCAGACTTTAACTGGTATACGACATGCGGGTCAGATGCGGCTACGTGAGCAGCAATACCCTCGCCAATTTGGTCAACTGTGGCCGCTTGCGAACTAACACCGCCACCGGGTAGCCCTAGCTGGCCTGTCATGGTGTCACCAGACCGTAAAACACGGTCAACAACACTACCACCCACACCCGCGATTAACGTATCAACGTAATCTTTGCGGGTGAAGTCAGGATCAGAAATAGGCGTAATGCCCTGTAGCTGTCCTGTCATTATGTCGCCAGCTTTCAGCACGCGAGTATTAATATTGGCTAGAAGTGTGGATACCTCACCGTCTACATAATCTTTTCGGGTCAGGTTAGCGATGGCAACAGGTGTGATGCCGTCTAGCTGGCCTGTCATGGCGTCACCAGAGCGCAGTATCCGCAAGGCGATAGCATCAGTGTTATCTGATATGTCGCTGGCGTTCTGATCTATTTCGCCCTGTAAAACGTCCAGACTACCAGTCAGGCTTTCAGAATCGACCACTAGATACCATGCCAGACCCGTGCCATAGTTTCTTTGAACTTCAAGCTGGTTAGCCAGTGTAAACCGTGCTACATCGCGATTGCCTGCACACGCACGCATGTCTTCCGTACCAGCGCGATAAAAGCCCAGTGTCGGTTCCAGTACAAAGGAAATACTGGGATTTAACAGCGCACCGTCAACGAACTGTAATGGCGCAAGCATGCCGCCTTGACCTGTACGAGATAGAGAATCTGTCATCTCGAAAGCCAGATCGTCCATAGTGCTGTTCGCCCAGTCAGACGCTATGATCGTCCCTGATACGACTGGGTTCCCGGCGGGTAAAGTATAGTTTCCTGACGAATCTCTAGGCATGTTTAAACGCTCTCACTCACTGAATAAGGCAGCGGCTGCGCCACCCCCACTCATTAACTCTCGTATGGCCTGCGCCCTTTCACTTTGACCCATTGCAAGCAGCTTTTTCTGTATACCTGTCTGGCCCATCAAGGTACGACCAGTAGTTTCCATACCGGGCGGCGAGGGGAACACCCCTGCGATCCGTCTGAACCATTCAAGCGGTTGGCCGCCTGTTTTTCTACCCAGTGTAGCCCGGCCTAATTCTGTCGCTTCAGACGTAGCGGCTTCCCCTATCTCAGACAATTTCTTCTGGATAACGCTTTCAGAAGTAGTCAACTCAGATGGTGTAAACTCCCCGCCTTTTTGCTTGGCCCGGCCAACGGCATCTCTGACAGTCAAATATTCAGGATACTTCTTGTCGATTTTCGCCAGTTTTTCCTGAGTTTTTCTAGGCATACGTCTACGCAACCCATCACGGGCTTTTACCAGCGCCTCTGTCAGATCGTACTTGTCAGAGCCTGCGGCTTTGATTCTGCGGCGCAGCATATCGTCCATCACTTGATGGCCTTTATTAGTGCCTTTCACCCGGATATCATCTAGGTCTTTCGTGAGTTTTTTAAGCACGGCGGCATCGTCTGGCCCTAGCGTTTGGGCTGATTCAAACAGATCATCAACCACACCTTTAAGATTTTTCTGGCTCAGTTTACCAGAGCCTTGCCATGCGTTCTGGTAGGCTTTCTTAACAACATTCTGCATCTGTTTAGCGCCTTTAGTGCCTATTTCAGTGACGATTTCTGCACCTTCAGGAAGGGCATCGTTCATTATCTTCAAATTCCAAGCAATCTCGGATCGTTTCTGAGCCGCTTTCGTACCCTTGGCCAAAAACGGGGTCACTTCTGCTGCCGACTCAAGCCCAGCCAAAGCGGGACTTTTCGCCATCTGGCCGGGGGTCATAGTATCAAGCCCTTCAGATAGCAATTTTTCAGCTTGGGGGGATTTCTTCAGCCCCCGCACGGTCTTTGATAGAACACGGCCTACCAGCGGGGCCACACCAGCGCCTACAGCGCCCAGTGCGCCTTCTTTAGCCACATTGCCAAGGCGTGTCTCCCCTTCACCGGGCAGGCGTGTACCGCCCACAGCGCCTGCTACAGCGCCTTCAGTACCCATCAGGGCCATGACTTTCTTCAACTTACTGGCATTCTTGAGGGCGCTTACCCCCTTCAAACCTTTCAGGGCCACACCACCGGGGATCATAAACTGGGCCAGTTCGCCTGTTACCCGGCCAGCCGTACCCCAGCCACTCTCGGCTGCGTCTTCCTGCCAGTCTTTCAGGGTAGCTTTGTCTTCTTCATCCATCTGGCCAACAAGGTCTTTCATGCCATACCATGCTTCCAAACCAGACACGCCAAGGCCCTCGCCGAAATCCTCGTACCATGCTTCTTTTTCTTTAGTGGATTTTTCCAGCCCCGCTAATTCAGTTTCCAGCGCCTCCAGTTCGGTAGGCTCGGCAACAGGGGCTGGAGTAGGGTTAGCAGCCTCTAATTCAGCCAATTCTGCTTCCAGCATTTCCAGTTCAGTCAGCGGTTGCTGGCCGTTTAAACGCGCTACTGTTTTGTTTAATGCCATTATCAGCCTCCGTACCTGCCAGCCCTTGCTTTCGGTAGCCCCGGTTGAGCATTCGCAGACGGTGACGTATATCGGCGCGGGTTAGGCGCTCGTACAGCAGGCACGGCAGGCCGTGGGGCCTGTGGCGGCACACGACTACGGCCCCCGGCTATTGGTCGAGGTACAATTGCTTCCTGTTGTGGAAGGGGGGTAGCTACAGCTTCACCACCTTTGAGCGCGGCTATCTTAGCCCTCAATTCTTCTTTCCGGGCTTCGGCATCAACTTCTTCAACCGCGCCTTCTGCTTCAACTGCCGCAGCTTCTTCTTCATACCCTGCATATGGCGTATAGTCGCTATACATTCTGAAACTTTCGTGCTTGCCTCGGGCATATTCCTCTGCCTCTCTTAGCTTGCTCATCACCATTCTAAAAGTGTCGCCGGGGGCTGGTGTAAACGCATCTATACGGTCTTCTTCAGCCTTACTGAGCGCGGAGCCTGCTAACGAATGGATGATCTGGAATGACTGGTTCAGCACAGCGGCCCGTGCTTCCTGTTCTTCGTCAGTTAGTTGCGATCCTTGCACCCCTTTGACCGTTTTTGTGATGAAATTCGGAGTTCCATCAGGCAAAAAACCCACAACATCTTGACTAGGGCCAAACGCATCTTCGTTGGCCGCTGCTTTTGCTAATATGCCGGGAATAGTTTCTACTGCGTGCGTAGCAATTCGATACTTAGATTTTTCTGCATTAGGCATCATATTACTGCCTGCTATTTCAGCATCTGCTTTTATTTCAGCACGTAATTTCGCGGCTTCATCTTTCAGCCCTTGGGCTTCCAGATCGTTAGCGTGTTTAATCGCAACAGCTTCGCGCTTATTGCGCTCGTCTTCTGCGCGTTCTCGTTCAGAAGTTTCCAAAGCCTGCATACTAGTGGCCATTTCCTGACCTTCCTGTTGACGCTGGTACTGCAAGGCTTCTTCAGCCAAGCCTGCCTGAGTATCAAGCCTGCCCTGTGCTTTTTCGTACTTCTCAGCGGCCAGTTCAGCATCTGTCACATCCTTGCCTTCCCTGTACGCTGCTTGCCTCTTAGCTTCATCGTCACGGGCTTTTTGAGCCGCACGGGTCAAACCCTGCGCTCTGCGCTGGCCAATCTCTGTGATGCCACGCTCAGATGAACCGACCATGCCCTTGCCTATATCGCGGGTATTCTGGCTACCCGAAAGCTGGAAGAATTGGCCTAAATTCCTGTCGCCACGTAACTTACTGGCGACACCGCGCATGCGTTCTTCAGCGCCTTCATCAGCTACGCCGAAGCCCATTTGAGCCATTACGTCAGTTGGTACGCTCATAACTTTTACCTGCTTCTCAGCATCATCATTTTCATCATTTGAGGGGTCATTCCACCACCGGGGGGCATTCCACCACCGGGGGGCATTCCACCACCGGGGGGCATTCCACCACCGGGGGGTGCGCCTTGTCCTGCACCACCGAATAGACCGGGGGCTATTGGTGGTGTTCCACCACCGGGCGCTGCGCCTCTACCGGGGCCACCAGCCACTACAGCAGCCGGGCCACCGGGCGCTGCGCCTCTACCGGGGCCGCCAGCAGCCAGCGCACGCATAGCGCCTGCCTTGTTTGCGCCGGGGTTGCCGCCAGCCTGCGGTTGTCCATACTGGCCAGCCAAAATTTTAGCAGTTATCGCATCCTGCGCGGAACCACCAGCACGGGCAGCGGCCAGATCGGTTTCGCCCTTCTTGTACTGCTTGTTAGCCTGATAATTTTGCATCGCAGCGCCGACATGCGCCAACGGGCTTGCAGCTACCTGATAGCCACCGGGTTCGCCGCCCATACCGGGCTGCTCAACTCGTAAGCTGTCGGCCCGTGTCATGGCATCCTGCGCGTCTATCCCGCCTGCGGCATGATTGGCCGTGTAGTCTTTAAACCACTGTTCCCGCGCCTGATCATTAGGCAGCGAGGCCAAGTGCGCCTCTACCGCTTTCCATTGGCTCTCGTTCATGTTGGTAGCGAAAGATTGCATTTCAGTATCAGTTACTTCGCCTGCCTGTGGCGTAGCTACCGATGGGTCAACATATCGTGTTTGTGGGGGCATTATCTTATCCTCGTATAATCTACGGCTGCGAAGCCATTAGGCAGTATAACTACTGCATCTTCATTCACTTCATCAGCCATTACACCGACTGCCCATTCACCCCAAACATACTGCCAGATGTACCAAGGGTATACTAAGTAGGTGCCTAGACGCTTTATGTTGTACTTTAACCGTCTGTCAGACATCATCATAGCGCCGCCAGCCATTCCTGCACCCTGCATCAAGCTATTCCACATCGCTTGATCAGCGTTAAATGCGTCCATCTCAGCGCCATACTGATCGCGTGCTGCGCCACTATAGTTTGCGCCGCCTGCACTCTGCGTAGCATTGAAGCCGGGCATCGATGGCATACCGACTTGCTGGCCTGACATAATCGCGTTAATCTCGTTTAAACTCATTCCCCGTTTAGTCATTTCTTCAGTGAATTGAGCCTGTCGGCCTGTGTTCTGGAAATTGCCTGCGGTCAAGTCCATGCCTTGTTCGCGTGTTGCTTCCTGTCCACCACCCATGATCGACCCATACTGGGCTTGCTGGTAGGCATCTGTGCGCTCCCGGCCCATATTTTCCATGGCCTGATCGTAGGCTTTATCGCCGGGGCGTAAACCCCGTGCAGCCAACTGAGCCTCTTTCTGCTCTGTACGCTGCTCCCACTGTGGATCGAGCCTGCTTGTGGAACGGCCATAAATGGCATCTTCGGCGCTCTGCCGGGCATCTTCACCGCTGCTCAATGGCCCAGCCCATTCAGGCAAAGCGGAATAGTCCATTGGCTCACCGAATTCATTTGCCATGCGTTCAGTCAGACTACCCGCTAATTCAGATTTATCGCCTGTCAGTTTCAACTGGGCATCGAGCGCACGCTGCGATTCAGGGTTCAGATTTGTGTACTGTTCCCAACTGGTAATTGGCTTGCCTGTAGAAGGGTCAATACCAGCGGAAGCCTCCCAAGTAGTATTACCAAATGGTGTGTACTGGTCAGGACGATTAGCCCATGTTGATCTATCCATCGCTTCCTGATTGGATCGGGCTGTTTCTTCTGCGGCCCCCCGGTAGTCAGGTGGGGCTGGGGTCGATTTGCTCATTACGCAACCTCTTGTAATCGGTAATCTTTATGTAAAAATCGGCAATCTGCCTTGTTTAAACGCATTATGATCTGATCTACATCAGGGGCATAGCCGTCTTTTAATCGGTAAATTTCTTTAAACCCGATATTCTTGTCCAGCTTCAACGCTCTGACATGGGTTTCTTCAACTATGCCGATCATCATCTGCTTATCGCAGGTAATAAAAACATACTGTGCAAACTCACCAAATAGCTTTCTAAGGCACATTGGGTTCTGGACAGCCAAATGCGCGTTGCAGGCAGTATGCGTCCAGCCATCGGCCAGACAGACGCCACAGGGCTTATTCTGGTCGTCTAGCGCCACTACCCCGCGAGTAGCCTTGCTGATAGGCACTGAAAGTACCGATTCAACGTACTCAAGGTGTTTAAACGGGTCGAAAGCAACATATCTCATAAGCTGCCTCCCTCATCCATTATCAGGTCAGACCCAACATAAGACAGCGCAGATGACGCACGCCCTTTACACGCTACCGCAAGGTGCCTGCCCATACCTACCAAACCTCGGGTTTCAAAATAGCGTTGCGCGTTACCTTGCCACACGTTTAAATCCCATATCGCGGTATCCCAATCAGCACCCGTATCAGGATTAGCCGGGGGCGCTACTGGCAATTCTTCCAGTGCGAAATCGTACTCAACAGCTATGCTGTAAACAGGCTGTGCCGTACCAATCCATGAAGGCCGAATGAACTGTGGACGCTTCCAGATAGCGGGTTTATCCATGTGCCAGTAATGCGTCAAAAAGCTAAAATTTATATTAAGCGCCGACAGGCCATCTAAAGCTATATTATCGGCTACGCCGAAGGACAGCATTACGCGCCCATCAGACGTACCAAAATAGAATCCCGTTATACTCTTGTCCATGCAGCGCATATCGAGGTCACGGTACATGCACCATGCCTTCGAAACCGTGTTGATTACGAACTGGATAGGCGGTTCGGATTGATCCACTCGGGGCGACGATATAATCGATACGCTTTGTGATGGGTCAGACTCCATACTCCAGCCGAAAAAATCTTGCGTTTTCGCCATTGCCGCCCGGATATACCGTGTGATATTGGATGTTATGTGCGACTCAGAGTTAAGCGCATTGTCGCCCCGGAGCAAGGCACTGACCTTGACTACGCCCATGGTGGATATGATAGCTACATCACCACCCCAGTCAGACATTACTCGCCTGCCTTCAGGTACACCACCGATAAACCATCGGCCTACCAGTTGCAGATCGTCTGCCACAGTAGGGTCAACGCCAAACCAGACCAGTACGTCACCAGAAGATGAAATCTGCACGAACTTGTCATCCATGCCATCGCCGTCATCCATAGTCCATGTTGAATTCTGAACTAAATGACCGCCTTTCTTGAATCTTGTGCCAACATCCATCGGGGTAATGTCACCCGTGAGCGCCAGCGGATCGAGGAACCATGCCGTAGCAGTATTTTTCTCTACAAACCAGATGCGGCCCTGCCATTCAGTGATCTGTACAAGGTTTTCTGGTTCAGGCGTTGGATTACCAGTAAAAAAGCCTTGCGTCCAGTCTGTACCGTCATAGATGTAATACCCATTGGTTTCGTCACAGACCAGAATAAAATGATCCCCGCCGACATTGGTGTAGTTCATATAGGAACACCAACCAGCGTCACCACCGGGAGAAAGCCACGGCAGGACTAGTGTAAACGGGCCAGCGCCACCGCCAGTTATATCGTAAATTCCAGCGTCAGTACAAGCAAACCTAGCATCATTGGCACCGCCAGCAATGGTCGAATTGTAGTACATGATAGTGCGTACATCGGCAGGTTCAGCAGCGGCGTTTAGAAGCCCTATGGCATATTCTTTTGACCCTTGCCTGACCGTTACCCCGTATTCACCCGGCACCATGTTAAACAGCCAGATAGCAGACTCAGGCCCGATATCTGCCGTACCGCCATATAGCCCAGTTGCAATAAGCCCTTTGATAGGCGCAGGCACGCCAATATCTCTAGTCATATCAGGCTGTGATCTGGCTTTACCTCGTTTAGGGCCGGGGGAGAAAGGGGGCATTACATTCCAAACCCGCTGTCAGGCGTGTTGTACAGGCCGTCGAGATATGGGATGCCAGTATGGCGTCTGCCCTGATTCAACACGGGAGCGCCTTTATCTTTACCTGACCAACTTGTCAGAGACTTGTCGTACTGGCTTGCAGCCATGGTTGTATCGAAGCCCCGCGCTTCAAGGAAACGCAGCTTTAACAGGCGTTCAAACAGGTGGGGTTCGTAGAGAACAATATCGGCTGAATTGGTTACTTCATCGGAATAGTCGCCCGGAAGTCCTTTGACCAGCACCCAGTTACGAGAAATGTACTCGTAGGCAATCTCGATACCGACTACCGGGGGCTGCGGGTACAGCCAGAATTGATTTTCTACTTCTCGAAAGGTCGCATAAATGGTGCTGGATACAAGATCACGGCCTTGTAAATATTCCCATTCTTGCGCTGACAATGGGCCACCCAGCACGACATTATTGGTGCGATCCCATGCAGTTTGATTGATGATATAGGCAAAATCCGGCGGTAGATCATACTTGCCATCGTCGCCGTCTTGCGTGGTGAACTCGTTTAAACGAACTAGCCCTTCCCATGCTTCATCTTGAAGTAGTTCGTAACCACAAGCGTTAGCCAGCGCGATTAGCTGCGCTGTTGCCGGGTCACTCGATGCGAAAACGTCAGATTGTTTCGGTATACCTGTTTCTATCGCTACCTGATTAACTATCTGGTTTATTGTCTTGAATCGCGCCATCTTCAGTTACCTTCTTCTTCCGTCTACGCCGGGGAATAATAGCCGTACTGACTTCTTCCGCGACAGGTTCGTCAAGTTCAGATGTAAGCGATGGCGCAACTTCGATGAAAGGGCCGGGGTCTTGACCTGATGATTCAACCGGGGCTGCTGTGGCTTGCATGGCCAGCAACTGCTCTAGCTGTTTCTCCATCTTAGTGATACGTTCGTCACGTTCTGCGAGTTCGGACTTCAGCTTCAGCATAGGTGCTTCGTCTGCGGCCACTTCCAGCCAATCTGCGGCCTTTTTCTTTAAATTCAAACCGCCCATAATATTGTTAATATGGGCATCTGCTACGCCTGCAAGATTTTCAACTGTTTTGATATTGATGAAGGCAAGGTTCTCGCACATTGACCGGGTGATCAGCGGCCACTCTATCAGCGGCGTACCTTCACTGGGCTTTTCCATGCGGCCTTTGAAAGCCTCATAGTGCGCGTGAAATCTAGCCTTATCCTTCGGACTAGCTGGCCTACAAATGCCAGTGTTCCTGCTACCCGGTATCTTGATGTCGATATACTCAACATCCTTCATAATGGGTCTGCCAGCTTCCAGAGATTTTTCGCGATCTTCTCGCGGTTTAATGAAAAACTTTACCAGTAACTTCTGGTCTTCTGCACTCTGGTTACGGGACTCAAAATTGTCCGTATCAAATTCAGCTACTTGCACGTATATCTACTCCTGTGTTAAAAAATTAGACGTTAGTTACCCAACCCAGCGCCAGCGTATTCAGCGTACAGTTCCCGATAGGGGTTATTGTACCATCGCCCGGCCCGTTAGTGCCGAAGCGAATAACTGCGTCAGGTTCAGTACCGGGCGTACCTGCGCCTAGACCACTACCACCGATATGCTGACTGATCTGTGCTGCACGGGCATCCCCGAACTGGTCGAGCAATGTAAACTGATTGGGAGTACCAACTACGGCACCCTCGTTCATGTTGATGCCGATGCCGTGGGCGCAGCTACCAGCGAGATTACAGCCGTCAAGAAAATCGGCTGCGGGTACTTCTGGTTCACGCGCTGCTACTGCAACGGTATCGATAAATGATGTCGGTTCACCCATAATCTTATCCTCTAAAGTTAAAAGGTTTGGGGGCGTTTACACGCCCCCAGTCCGATTAGGCATTCATATCCCAACGGCCTTGGAACATACGACCAGATGTGGTCATATTACCCGCCCATGCGATGATCTGCACTTCGGCATCCTGATTGGTTGCGTAGCGGCGGTTCGGCGACAGCGGAACCATGTTTCGGGCGCTGTGAGGACGGTAGAAAATGTAATCCGTATTAAGGAAAAACGCCGTTCCCGTTGGTGCGCCAGTACCCAGCGAACCGTTGTAGATACCACCATCGAGTACCACATCAGCATCCATGAACTTGATACTGGAGAACCCGGCGTCACCTGAATTGGTATTGGTGAAGCGTTGCTGGCTTTGCAGAGCGCCAACGTAGGTAGTCCATGCAACAGAGTCGCACATGATCAGGTCAGGACGATCAGCACCACGAACCAGATTGGCCCAAATGGTATCCCAGTCATCGAGGATGGTAGCGCCAGATGCGGAGTCAACCACAAAGTTACGCCAGAAGGTGTAGGTCGCTGAATCGATGCCACCGTAATCGCCTGTGGAAGGATCAAGCGGTACTGCAACTTCCAGTCCGTCAAGTTCCTTACCGCCAGCACCAGTACCATCGGAGTACAAGCCCCCGGTGATCAGGTTAGCGATGGTGGATTCAGCCACTGACATACGACCTTCCATCAGGTCGATCATCTGTTCGCGGCCAGCGTTTTGCAGTTGTTCTAACCCGGAGATAACAACAGGTACTGCGGCCTGCTTGATATCGTATTCTGCGGCACTGATGACATCAGAAACACCAACAGGCAACAGGTCGTAACCAGAATACCAGCCAGCGTTGCTGTTTTCAGCAAACGTCAGTTCTTGTAGGATTTTGGAACCACCGGAGAAGGTTTTTATTCTTCCCTTGGTGGACAGACGCTTCAGGATAGCGTTGTTATTGGTCACGTTATCCGCGAGTTTTCGAGTCCGTGACTCGATGGTAGTCGCAAGGATATCCGTGTAATTCGGATTGGCAAAACTCATTAGAGCCTCCAGTTAGTTAATAGAAAAATCGTTGTCTTTTCATTAACCTGTCGGAGACTGGGGCTAAGGTTTTCGTGCAAGGCTGCAACCGGGCTGGGCCTATTACGCGATAATAGGCCCGTTTAAACGATCCGTCAACTGGTTTGCGCGTCAAATGCAGCAGAAATAGTTTGTCGTAAGTCCATGTCTTCCGTAGCTGGCACGCCCTGTTGCTGTCCAGACATTAGCGAACTGGATGCGTTGCGCTTGCTGAGTAGGGTCTTACTACCATCGGCTAACCGGGCTGTTTCCGTTCTTTCGGTCATTACCTTGCTGATTTCAGGATTCATAGCACAGGCTTTGCTGTAGGCTTCAGCCAGCGGCATATCATAGCCACGATTACCCGCCATTTCGCATAAATCAGCCATATCGTGTTGAACATCTGTGTAAAACTCATTCTCAGCCTTAAATTTTACAACTTCTGCCATATACGCCTGATTACGGTTCAGGTTGTTCTGTTTTTCTGTGGCGTTTAAACGACCTAGCAATTCATGGACAGGGCCAAGCTGTTGATCGATATACTGCCTGTTTGGGTCGCCTGCCGGGGGTGTTGCGCCATTACCGCCGGGCGCAGGCTGGCCAGACAGGATATCATCGAGCATTTCAACATCGACACCATACCCGCCGATGAACTGGGCGATTTTCTGCGCTTTTTGCGCGGGTGTACCCATCCGAAGCTGGGCCATGACCTTCATCATTTCCTCAAAACCCGTGATGGGGTCTGAAACGCCCTCTGCGGCGATAACTTGCGCGTAGCGGCCTGCGATGTCGTTAAACTTCTCGCCCTGCTTACGGTTATCTGAGCCATCCATGAGGGCCTTGTTAATTTCGCCCTCACGTTTATGAATTTGCGTTCTGACAGACTCTGGTAGGTCTTTCCAGCCTTCGCGTGCGGCTGGTTGCCATGCTTCAGGAGCTTTTTCTATACTTCCAGCACTTTGTTCATCGTCTGAAGGTCGTCGTGTAGTGTCGTCGCCTGCGGCGGCGTCTGTGACTCCTGCTTTACCTTCTTCTCCAGAAATCTCGCCTGCTGGCGTTTCTGTCTTCGCTTGCGTTTCTGCTGCTTTGCCTTCCTCATCTTTTACCTCAATTGTAACGCTAGGTTCATAATCCGGGGCTGGCTCCATACCGCTGTCATCGCCCAGTGTCGCTATAGCGGCTTCAAGGTCATCACGCATGCTTGTTTCGGGTACACTCACAATATTTATCCTCGTTTCTTTTTCATGGTCTTTGGTAGTGCCGATTTCTTCGGCGTGTCTGCCGCGAATTTCTTCGCTACGGCAGGCTCATT